GCATCCCGCAAGTCACCCCTTAGCTGCTCAAGTGCTTCCTGTTGCGCTTGAAGTCTTAGGTAAGCGTCCAGGGCAAACCTGTCCAGCGTCTGACGCTCCCAGGCCGGGAAGTTCGGTAGATCGTTCAATTTGATTCCTTATCCAAGATGGGCCACCCAACTGCAATAGTTTGATGCGCTGTTCTTTGCTGAGTTTTATTGTGTACACCACCTCAAGATTTTGGGTGGGACGTTTCAAGGGCGCTTCCTTGGCAACGGAGCCCAAAATTGCCAAAATTGCGTACCCGGAGTGTGTTCATAGTGTCCCATCGTAGCCACTCCACTACGCCCAAGCAGCAAGATTTTCATGCTTGTCGGAGTGTCTTGGTCAATCGGTATCCAGTAATAATCATCAGCCACTACCGTTGATCTGGTGCTGTCTAGACGCCATTTAATCTCACGTTCGATGCGCTCAAACTCATCGTCTTCAGTGATCATTTTTAGCTTTCAGTTCGTAGTCTTTAAACACCGTCCCTTTGCTGGCATTGCCCCGCCAACATTCCTTGACCCAGCCCCGTTTGCCGGACTTATAGGTACGCCAGTGGCCTCTGGCCTGATGCCTGCGGGGGCTTGCGTGTGTACCGCCGCGAGACTCTGACTGCGGCTTGGGCGGCTCAATGATTACCGTGTGCCAGTCGTACAACGGCTTCAATCCACGTTTGGCTCTGCTTACGTTGGCCTTGTGGGGTGTGGGGACGTAAGCCTCTACAGGCATATCCAACGATGCGTAAAACATAGCCACAATCGCGCACATCATTGACTGGTCTTGAGGGTTAATTGGCTTGTCAACCTCGCCTGTCTTTGGCTCCCCGTTGTCTTCAGCAAAAAGAAAAGTCCCAAGGGTTTTGTACCCCGTTGGTTTCATAATCCAGCCCGTCACAATGGTTGCCGCTGGTTCAGCCAACACTGACAGCATAAAGTCACCCTGCGCTGTCTTGCCGCACAACATCATGTTTTTGTACGGCGCTGGGTGGAGCAAGTATTTGCGTTGGTCATAGCCAATGTATTCCTTAATTGCTCCAGTTACGTCAAACCATTGCATCTGAGTTGGGTCAAGATCAGCCACCGATACCATCTTGATCATTTCTTTGACTAGCGGGGTCATGTGTTTCCCCTTGCTCTGATGGCGTTGTAGAACATAACCCCATAAAACGGCTCAGTTTCCAGACACAGCTTCGCGCAGTCCTCACGCTCGGCAGCGGCTACAAGTTTGGCAAAGCGGTGAAGGTCACTTTCTTCAAAATAGGTAAGCCCCTCATCGTAAGCAGCCTTAGCCTCCCGCGCCATGCGGACGATGTCGTCTTTAGTCATGTCAAGTACCCCGCTGCAAAGAACAACGCCGCAATCGCAAGCAGCGTTAGGATTACGGCCAAGGCTAAATCAAGCCAGCCCCAAGCGAACAGTCCTTCTACTTCATCGTCGTTCATGTCCGATTCCCCTTTGACGGCAAGCTGAAAGCCACAAGGCTGCCTACTCTCGGTACTTGGGCGGTGTAGTCACCGTCACCTGTTTTGTAGTGGCCTCGCCGCCACAGGTCGTTATCTGCTGCCTTGACTTCACCGGGCTGCTTCTGCCTCTCGACGTACTCGCCCATGATTCGTTTGGTTTGCTTTTGCAACCCGAGGGCTGCGAAGCGCACCATATGGCTGGGCGTGCGGTTGACTTTGATTTCGTCTAGGATGCTCATAATGGTGCGTCTTCATGGTTGTTTGGGTTAAAAGGAATGCGTTTGCTTGGCATTGGTTTGGGTAACTCAGTCGGGAAAGGCCAGATAGTCATACTTTCTCCGCATCGGTTAAGAACTTACGCAGGCGCTTAATCCTGGCGTCTTCATAAGCCACCATGCTGGTAGCAAACTCAACTGCACTATGTGCTTCCAGGCGGTGCAGTTCTGCTTCTGCAAGTTCAGTTGCCGCCATCTCCACTGGCGTTAGACGGCGGGTTATCCGTTTGAATTGTTGGGTAATCGTCATGGTCGTTTTCCTTCTTTTAGTATTTCCAGCCGTTCTCGGTTAGTGCGTAGGGTGCAGTAGCGTTGGTGAATGCGCTCTAGCATCTTCACGCGCTTATGCACCCGCTTCTCTTCTTCCAACATAGCCAGCAATTGCTCCTCGCCGTACTCGTTAGCTTCCTGATGAAATTTTCGCCAAGTTATCAATTCTCTTCTCCAGTTCGGCAATGTGCGCCACCACCTTGTTATAGGCCCGTGACGCGCTGTTGTGCGTCCGGGTGCGGATCAAAAGCTCGGCTTGGGCTGCTTTAAGCCTTGCCTTCAGTTGTGTGAGTCGGTTCACTTCAGTGCCTCCAGTGCAATGTCAGAAATGGCGCGTTTGTCATGGAGCGCCGCCCATATCTTTTCGTCTACGGTCTTGTTCGCCACCATGACGTAACACCACACATCGTGCCGCTGGCCGCTGCGGTGCAGCCGCCCAATGGTCTGTTCGTACAGTTCCAACGACCAGGGCAGCGACAAGAAGATGATCTTGCTGCCGCCGTGTTGCAGGTTCAAGCCGTGGCCCGCCGACTTAGGGTGGGCCAGCAACAACTCGACCTTGCCAGCGTTCCAGCGTTCAATGGCGTCTGGCTCGTCCAGCGTCACGGCGCGAGGGTAGCGGCGCTTAAGTTCGGCCAACTCTTCCTTGTAGGTGTAGGCGATGATGGTGTTGGCGTGTTGGTTCTCGGCCAGCAGGTCGTCCAGGGCGTCGAACTTGGTCGAGTCAAACCAGACGGTCGAGTCGCCGTAGACAAACCCGGACGCCATCTGTTGCAGCTTGGCCGTGACTACCCCGGCGTTGACGGCCACCGCCTGGGCGTCGGGGAACTGCGCCACGAACTCCTTCTTCATCTGGTCGTAGGGCTTGCGGTTGACCATGTCAAACCGCACCGGCACGGTGTGCAACTCGGGCAGCTTGTCCTTGTACTCGCCCGGCTCCAGCACGAACGTGGCTGGCTTGATCCGCTCCATGACCAACTCCAGCGCACCTGGGCGCGGCTCCCACTGGTTGAAGTCCTTGTTGACCAGGAAGAAGTACTGCTGCTGGAACGCGCCTTTACTGCGGCCCAGCAGCGACTGATCGACAATCTTGCACTGGCCGAATACGTCCTCTAGGCCGTTGCTGGTAAACGAACCTGTCAAGCCCCACCTTACAGGGCAGTCCAGCATCTTGTTGAGCGCCTTGAACCTAGCCCCGCTGGGGTTCTTCAGCCGGGTCAGTTCGTCGAACACAATGCCGTCAAAACTTAGCGCAGGCAGGGACTGCAAATTGTCGTAATTGGTCACTACCACCTCACTGTCTGATCGGAACGCAGCCTCGCGCTGTTTAGGCGTCCCCACGGCCACGCTAACGCGCAGGGCTGGCGCCCACAGCCGGGCCTCGGTCGGCCAGACGCTGACGGCCACACGCTTGGGGGCTAGTACGAGGAACCGACTGACATGGCCGCTGGTCAGCATGGCCTGCATGGCCGTCAGCGTGATGGCGGTCTTGCCTGCCCCGACCGGCGCCAGGATCATGGCGCGGTCGTTGGCGAACAAGAAGTCCGCCGCCTCATTTTGGTATGGCCTCAATTCCATTGTGTTGCCATTGCGTCAGCAATGCCTTGAAATGTTGCGCTGCGGATCTTCCATCGGTCGGCGCTAGGCGGCAGGTTGTACCACTTGGGCAGGCTCTTGCCTGACTTGGTAATGTGTCGGGCGCCTTTGCCAACAATGCTGGTCGGCGTCAGGTGCGGCAGTCCCTTCAGCCACAGGCAGGTTGTCTTGGTGGCCTCATGTCCGAACATCCACGGCTGGATGATCTGGTCGGGCTTGCGGATGTGGCTGGAGATGATGCTGACCGGGTTCTCCAGCGCGATGCGCGGTATCGGCGCGTCCAGTAGCTGGCGCACAAAAGCTAGGGCGTCAGCTTGTTCGGCCTGTTTGTCTTTGAACCACCGGGCGCCCGACACGGCCAAGTGCGTACAGGGCGGGTGCGCCACCATCATGTCCCAATCATCGTTCAATACGTCCATCACATCCCCCCCGGTAGTGTGGCCCCGGCGCGTCGGTCGGCAGTAGGTCGCATGACATTGCGTCGTGCCCCCCCCCGTATAAACGCATCGCGTACAGACCCGCTGTATTCACACGCTATCAATATACGCATCAACCTGCTCCTTAGTCCACAGCACTGTGTACTTCTGCTTGAGCCGCGCCATATCGGCGGCAAAGACTTTCTGTAGCGCGGACAGTCGACCGCCGATGGTCTTAACCTCCACGAACCAGACCGTGCCGTCAGGCAGGACGATGATGCGGTCGGCTGCGCCGCCGTGGCCGCGCCACTTGTACGCTATGCCGCCGAGCGCCTTGACGCGCTTGACGAGGTAGGCTTCAATGTGTTTTTCCATGTGATGAACTTTAGCACAGAAAAAAATATTTGCACAAAGTTATTTCGTGCTACTATTCGTTTACCCAATCTCGGGTAACAACGAAAGTAAAGTCCATGAAGATCGAATTCACCCGCGCCGAAATCGAGCGCATCATCCTGGCTCACGCCAACTCCCTCATCGAAGGTTACAGCTTTAACGAGATCGATACTCGCTATAGCAACATCCCTTCAATCATCACCGTCTCGAAGAAAGAAGAAGAAGATGCAGCACAGTAAGATTGTTGGCGGCTCGACCGCCAAGCGTGTGATGGCGTGCCCAGGCAGTGTGGCACTGGTCGCCAAGATGCCGCCCCAAGTCGAGAACAAGTACATGGCCGAGGGTACGGCCCTGCACTCTGCCATCGACTACCTAGTCAACGACGGCGACGCCAGCCCGTACAGCCTGCTCGACAAGAACTTCAACGGTGTGGCGTTAAGCGAAGACCACTGCGAGAAGCTGAAGTCGGCGCTGGCGCTGCTGAACGAAGTCGACCCCAAGGAGGAGATGAACTTTGCCACCGAAACCCGTGTCGGCTTTGGTGATCTGCTGCCGGGCGTGTTCGGCTCGACTGACTTGATCGGTCGAATCGGCAACCGCGCCATCGTGCTGGATTGGAAGTTCGGCGACGGCGTGATCGTCGACGCCGAGGAGAACGCGCAGTTGATGTTCTACGCTGCGGCTGCCATGCGGACGCAAGAGTCGGCCTGGGCGTTTGATGGCGCCACCGAGGTGGAGTGCGTCATCATCCAGCCGCCAGCAGTACGGCGGTGGGTGACGACGCCCGAGCGCATTCGGCAGTTTGAGCGTGATCTGGTGCAGGCCGTTAAGCTGTCGTCCTTCCCTGACGCGCAGCTTACGGTGGGCGACCACTGCCGGTTCTGCACCGCCAAGCCCATCTGCCCGCAGATGACAGGCGCTGCCGACCGGGCGCTGGCCGTCAAGCTGGACAATTTAGATGCGGGGAAAATTAGCACCTACTTAAAAAACGCGGATTTGTTGGAGACTTGGATTTCCAGCTTGCGCGAGTTGGCGCTCTCCATGATGGAGTCCGGGGCTAATCTGCCCGAGTACAAACTGGTCGCCAAACGTGCGATTAGGCAATGGACTGACGAGGACAAGGCCAAGGTCGCCCTGTTCGCGTTGGGCCTCGACGAATCTGAGGTGATGGAGACATCAATCATGTCGCCAGCGAAGGTCGAAAAGGTGCTCAAAAAGCGCAAGATCGCCCTTCCTGCTGATGTGGTCGTCGCCATCAGTTCAGGTAACACCTTGGCAAGCGTGGATGACCCGCGCCCCGAGGTACTGCTGCTGGGCAAACGACTTGCCCATCTTTCTAAACTATCGTAAAGGAAAATCGTGAGTAATCTTTCAGTGTTCTCAAAAGCTGGTCTGCCAGCTATCAGTACCCTCTCAACTGCGTTGAAGAGCATGGCCGTGTCGGCGGCTGGCCCATCCGGTGTTGTCATCCTTAAGATGGATAAGACCGGCCACTGGGTGTTTGGCGCTGACCAGACCGAGGTCGAGGACGACTCGACCTGGGCCGTCAATCCCTTCTCCTTTGTCCACGGCTTTATCGCCTGGGGCGACGGCGAAGTGTTGGGTGAGAAGATGGTCGCCGTCAGCCAGCCGCTGCCGGAGATCGAAGACGCGCCCCCGTCGGCCAAGCGTGGCTGGGAGCAGCAGATCGGCATGAGCCTCAAGTGCCTGTCAGGTGACGACAAGGGCATGGAAGTGCGCTACACCACGACCTCGGTCGGCGGTAAGCGTGGCGTCCAGGCTATTGCCGCCGCGCTGGCCGAGCAGGTTGATGTTGATCAGACCAAGCCTGTGGCCGTTGTCAAGCTGAAGAAGGATCACTACCAGCACAAGTCCTACGGCAAAATCTACACTCCGGTGTTTGAGATTATCGAATGGGTGAGCATGGATGGTGAGCCTGAAGTCGAGGCACCGGCACCAGCCGGGCGCCGCCGTCGCGTAGCGTAATCGCTTCCTGATGCCCATTCGCAAGAGTGGGCATTGGAAAATGATCTGGCTTGATTTTGAAACCCGCTCCACCTGCGACCTCAAGTCAGCAGGCGTCTATAACTACGCGCAGGACTTGACGACCGAGGTGCTGTGTATGTCCTACGCCGTCGACGATGGTGAGGTGCAGACTTGGCTCCCCGGTCAGCCTTTGCCTGACCTGACAGGCCACCGCATCATGGCCCATAACGCCGCCTTTGAGCGGTTGATCTGCTGGTACGTTTTGCAGGTCAACATCCCGCTGGAGTCCTTCTACTGTACGGCAGCACAGGCCCGCGCCAACTGCGCGCCGGGTAGCTTAGAAGATGCCGGGCGCTTCATGGGCGCGTCAATGAAGAAGGATCACCGGGGCGCTGCCCTTATCCGCAAGATGTGTGTGCCACCGTATCAGGAGTCGGCTGAGTTGACCGCCGAGATGGTGGCGTACTGCGAGCAGGACGTTCGGGCGATGCGGGCCATCAGTCAGGCCATGCGCCCGCTGTCGGACGAGGAACTGGCCGATTACCATGTCAACGAGCGCATCAACGACCGGGGCGTCCTGGTCGATGTGCCGCTCTGCCGCGCAGCGGTAAGCTACGCCGCCACTGAGGCCGCTGAGATCGCCCAGATCGTCAAGGAGGTGTCCGAGGGCGAACTGACCTCTGTACGGTCGCCTAAGATGCGCCAGTGGGTCTGGGATCGTGTCGGCCCCGAGGCCCGCGCCCTGATGACCAAGGACGACAAGGTCAGCATCGACAAGACCGTCCGCGCTAACCTGCTGAACTGCGACGGAGTGCCGCCCGACGTTCAGGAGATCATCCAGTGCGCCGACGACCTGTGGGCGTCCAGTGTAGCCAAGTTCAACCGCTTGGCCCAACTGGCCGACGTTGAGGACAGTCGCGTCCGGGGCGCGTTTGTGTTCGCAGGCGGCAGCGCCACTGGCCGCGCCAGCAGCTACGGCGCCCAGGTTCACAACTTCACCCGCAAGGTCGCAAAGACCCCCGAGGATGTCCGCGCCGCCATGTGCCGGGGCCACGCCATCGTCCCTAAGTATGGCAAGCGCGTCACCGATGTCCTCCGGGGGATGCTGCGCCCCGCGCTGATCCCGGCCAAGGGTCGGCAGTTCGTCGTCGCCGATTGGTCATCCATTGAGGCACGGGTTAACCCTTGGCTGTCCGGTAAAGGTCAGGCCAAGCTGGACGTTTTCGAGTCTGGCCTAGACCCGTACATCGTCAACGCATCTGGCACGTTCAACCGTACCTATGACGACATCAAGGCCGACTACGACCGCGACGGCGAGTCCGCGCAGCGCCAAATCGGCAAGGTTCAAGAGTTGGCCTGCGGCTTCGCTGGCGGTGTCGGCGCGTTTGCGTCGATGGCTCGCATCTACAGTGTGCGCCTGTCCGAGGCCGACTCTAAGCGGATGGTCGACGCGTGGCGCCGCAACAATCAGTGGGCGGTCGGCTTCTGGTCGCAGCTTGAGCAGCAGTACACCAGGGCGATGCGGAACCGTGGGCAAGAGTTCACCGCCGGGCGCATAACTTACCTGTTCGACGGCCTGCATCTCTGGTACGCTCTACCTTCTGGCCGGGTGCTATGCTACCCCTTCGCCCGGCTGGAGGACGACGGCATCAGCTACGCCAAGGCAGCGTGGAAGCCTGCCCAGGACGCCACCGAGTGGCCCCGCGCCCGACTTTGGAAGGGGCTGGCCTGTGAGAATGTCACCCAGGCTGTCGCCAACGATCTGTTGCGCTACGCGTTGCGCCAGCTTGATGATGTGGTTCTGCACGTTCACGACGAGATCGTCGTCGAGGGCGGCTCAGAGGAGGAAGTGCGTAGAGTGATGACTACGCCGCCAGCATGGGCCACTGGCCTGCCGCTGGACTGTGGCATCAAGACGATGCCGCGTTACGGCAAATAAAAACGCCGCCCGGTCAGGGGCGGCGCAAAGGATGACAACGTGCAATTTCTAGAGTTTATCACTAAGCTGGCGCCCGAGGGCGAGACAATGCTACTTGTGCGCCAAAAACCACAGTTGCGTGGCGGCGAGCGGCAGTATCACGCCGACGGGGCCGTTAAGGCCACTTGGCCCTCGTACCTGCCGTCCCACGGCGTCCGTGAGGGCGAGGCATGGTACGGCAACACGGCGTCGTTCATCGTCGACCGTTTCGAGGAGGGGCGCGTGTCGGCGTCGTCGGCCAACTGCGAATACTGCGCGGTGATGGTGCTGGATGACATTGGCACTAAGAGCAAGACCCCGCCGCTGCCGCCGACTTGGATTATGGAAACGTCGCCCGGCAACTACCAGTACGGCTACGTCTTCAGCGAACAGCCGCCCAAGGGCGAGTTCGCCGCCGCCATTAAGGCCATCGCCGCTGCGGGCTACACCGACCCCGGCGCCTGTAACCCCGTCCGCAACTTCCGCTTGCCCGGTTCGGTCAACCTCAAGCCTGACAAGGCCGAGTTTGCGTCTGCGTTGGTTGAGTTCCACCCCGAGCGCGAGTACCTGCTGGCCGACATCTGCGCCGCCCTTGAGGTGACGCCCGGCCCGGCTGAGTCCTCCGGCCCCCGCCCGATACGAATGGCCGACGATGGCGCCGACGATGTACTGGTCTGGCTGTCCGGCCAGGGTCTGCTGCTGTCGCACCCCAACGCCGAGGGCTGGGCGGGCGTCATCTGCCCTAACGCTGCCGAGCATACCGACGGCAACCCAGAGGGCCGCTATATGCCCCTTAACCGGGCGTTCTGCTGTATGCACGGCCACTGCGTCGACCTTGACAGCAACACCTTTATGCAGTGGGTCGCCGACAACGGCGGCCCCCGCCACGCCCCCGGCCTGCGCGACGAACTGATGGCCGCGCACCTTGAACTGGCCCTTGCCAAGATCAAACCCAGCGCCGCTTACCCCGACGCCGCTGCTGAGATCATCGCCGAGGTTGAGCAACGCGAACTGGGGCGGGTTGAGAAGTCGGGCTGGTATCAACGCTTTGCCTACCTTCAGAACGACGAGGCGTTCTTTGATATGCAAGACCGTCGCGAGATACCCCGACAGACCTTTAACGCCCTGTTCCGGCACATCAAGTGCGTGTCGATTCACTCCACCGGCAAGGCCGTTCGCAGAATTGAGGCCAGCGTATGCTTTGATGAGAACCGGCAGGCCGCTGGCGCTAAGTCGCTGGTCGGCATCACCTTCGCCGCTGGAGAGTCTGTGCTGGTGTCGCGTGATGGGCTGGTTTACGGCAACCGCTGGCGCGACGCCCGCCCGACGCCTGTGGCTTGCGACGTCAGCATTTGGTTGCGCCACCTTGAGCGTATGGTTCCGCTCGACTTTGAGCGTGAGCATCTCCTGAACGTGCTGGCCCATAAAGTGCAGTACCCCGGCCATAAGATCAACCATGCCGTGCTGTTGGGCGGCAAGCCAGGGTCGGGCAAAGATACCCTGCTGGCCCCGTTTTTCTGGTCTATCGGTGGCCCGGCCAAGCTAAACTGTTCGCTGGTCAAGAATGAAGACTTAACGTCGCAGTGGGGCTACGGGCTGGAGTGCGAGGTCATGGAGATTGCCGAGTTGCGCCAGAGTGAGGCCCGCGACCGCCGGGCGTTGGAGAATCACCTTAAGCCTGTCATCGCCGCCCCGCCCGAATACTTGCCGGTCAATCGTAAGGGCTTGCACCCCTATATGGCCCTGAACCGGGTGCTGGTCGTCGCCTTCTCTAATGAACGCGTGTCTATATCGCTGCCCTCCGATGACCGCCGCTGGTTCGTCCTATGGGCCGCTGCCGACCGCCTGCCCGAGGCCGACGCCGTGGCCTTGTGGAACTGGTACGTCCACCGGGGCGGTTTCGCGGGCGTGGCGGCGTCACTGATGGCCCGTGACGTGTCCGCCTTTAACCCCGCCGCCCCGCCGCCCATGACCGAGGCGAAGGCCATCATGGTCGAGGCGGGTATGTCGACCGCCGAGTCGGTGTTGGTCGAAATGATGCGCGAGCGTCGCGGGCCCTTTGTCCAGGGCGTTATCGGCTCGCCGTTCCATATTGTGTGCGACAGGGTCCAGGGGTCGGGCGCCGTGGCCCCCGGCATTAAGATTGTCCAGGGCGCGCTGTTCCATGCGTTCCGCGAGGCCGGTTGGGTCGATATGGGCCTGATTCATTCCCGAGACTTCAACTCTAAGAAGCATATTTTCGTGGCGCCTGAACTGGTCAACATGAGTCGGTCAGAGATGCGCCGGACGGTCGCATGAACCCGGCTAACATGAGAAAAGGCCCCTAGGGGCCTTTTTTATAGGTTCAACAGCAGCGCCATCAAGGCGGCTACTAGGGCCGCTATGAGCATAGTTCCACCTCAATGCTATCTTCGCCCTGCGGCACGCTCACGCGGTCGCTGAGGCCCTCGTAGAATCCCACTAGATTAGCGTCGCCGTAAGGCGCCGCATGGTTCTTAAACAGGCGCCGCTCCGAGTTGAGGCCATAGTACTGCGCGACGTAGGCCGCCGTGCTGAGTGTGGCGCCTTCGGTCGGGTACATACGCCGCTCCGGGCCTTTGCTCTTGACCGGCTTATGCTTACCTGTAATTTTCAACAGTTCGCCCAGGATGTCGCGGTCATCTCGCACCGTGTACCGGGCGCGGCCTAGTGTGATCGTTTTCATGGTTTCATACTCCAAAAATAGTAGATGAACGGCCCGCCCCATACAGCAGCGCCGATGACGGCTTGCGCCAACTTGATCAGAATAGTTTTTACCATTTGTTTATCCATGCGTGAGTGTCGATGTCGTCATACGCGACTAACATGGCGTCGGCCAAATCGTCGCGTGTCACCGATGGGTCTTCCGCGACCGACTCGCGCCAGCCGTTGTTCGGGTCTAGACTGTCGGCGAAGTCTAGTAGCTGGGCGATGCTGTAGGCGCGCAGCATATCGGGCAGTGTGGTCATATTGTCTCCAATAGGTGGCATGATTGCCCGTCAGGCGCCGCCCGGGCGCCTGACAGTCCGTCACGCTGCCAGACGCATATTAATGACGCGCTGGCGTGAGCCGTGAGCCGGGAACCCGACAATGGCGCCGCGCTGGCGTTGGCACAATTGGCAGGTCGCGCACGATACATTGTCGCGTTGCGTGGCCGGGCAGATAACCACCGGGCGGCCCTTAGGCGTGGTGGTGTTAGTTGTTTGGGTTGACGGCAGCACCACCACCACCGGCCCGGCGGCATGATCGGCCAGTGTGTCGGCGTCGGCCAGATCATTGGCCGACAGGTTAACGGTGAACCCCCATGCATTGGCGTGACGAATCCAATTGATCGATTCGGCGTCGCGATGGTGAGAATAGGTGAACCCACGCTTGCCAGCGTTGGCAGCCACCAATTGGCCGAGCGCGGCGGCGTCAATGGTGCCGCCTGATTGCGGTAGGTCGCCCGCCTGATTGTGGCGCCATAGTTGGCCGTCGGGCAGCGCGGCGATGGCGGCGGTGAATGTCGGCCAGTCCGTGCCACGCTGGCCGGTGCTGACTGCTTTCCAATGCAACGCGAGCGGCCCGGTCGCCGCATAGCATTCTGCTTTCATGGCGCAATCTGTCGGACATGAGTCGCTGGCCGTGGTGCTGACTGGTATCGGGCCGGTCTTCGCGTTGGCAGATTTGATTGTCAGGTGAACTTGCATGGTACTGTACTTTATGAATGATGTGGGATTGCATCGCATAGCGGCCGGTGCGGCCGCTATACGCTGGAATCAGGCTTCGGCGCGGTCTTGATCTCTTGCAGCCAGCCAGCCGGCAAACCAATCGACAAGTTCTTGCGTCATCTCTGGATATGGTGTAGCTGCGTATCCGTCGATACCGTCTGCATATGCTTCGCGACCTTCGCTGAACTCTAAAGTGTGGCGCATGGTGTAGTCCTATTTGTTGCATGGCGATGTTGCCATGGTTGATAGTGTAACCGATAAAGTTACAGTGCAACGTCTTTTTGCTAAGTACTTTCCCTAATACGTGTGTGGGTCATGCGTGGCTCATTGTGGGTGACGTGTGGGTGACGACGTGAGCCTAGTCCTGCCCAATGAAAAAGCCCGTTTGTGTGTCATGTGTGTCATGTATTTGATTAGACTTATGAAAGAATATATACTGTATATATATACAGTAGTTTACAGTACAGGAACTAGGCTCCGCGCAGATGTGCGGAGTTTTGGCGACTGAAAACATATGGCACACATGACCCACATGACCCACAAATCAACCCACACGCGATTCTGTGGGTCATGTGTGCCATACGGCACACATGGCACACATGACACACACACTCATGTGTGTTATGTGTGTCATCCGGCCACACTGCCCACATGACACACACTTGCGCCCTGGTAGCACGTGCTGCGCGCCCTGGTAGCTGCGCGCCGTGTGCTGGCACACACTGCCCACACGCTGGCGGTCGGGCGGCGGTCGGGCGGCGGTCGGGCGGCGGTCGGGCGGCGGTCGGGCGGCGGTCGGGCGGCGGTCGGGCGGCGGTCGGGCGGCGGTCGGGCGGCGGTCGGGCGGCGGTCGGGCGGCGGTCGAGGCCGGGGGGGAGGGCCGACGGCTTGAGGCCACGGCTACGGAGCGTCCGCAGACAATTTTTTGCAAACAATTTTTTGCGTAGAATTTTTATTTTTTGTGATATAAACCCGACATGGTCTCATTCCCGCTATCAATTCGAGAGCTAAAAGCAACAGAGTCGCGCTTACAGGCCGTGTACGACGCAGCAAAGCTGGGCCTGCGCGGCGAGACACTCGCGCTTGCAGCCGGTATGCTGCCGCAAGAGTTCATGACGCTGAGTAACTTTGATCCGGTCGTGAACATGGCCGCGATGAAGGGCAAAGCCGACGGCGAACGCGAGATGGCAGAGATACTGCACAGCGCAGCGCGAGGCGGCGACGCCAAGGCGGCGCTAGAGATACTGAAGCATCAACACGGCTGGGTCGCCAAGCAGGCCATCTCAGTAGAGATTGACCAACGCATATCCATAACCCAGGCGCTGGCAGAGGCAGAGCGGCGCGTCATAGAAATCATAGATGCAGACCACAATCTACCAACCTGAAGACGAACAAGAACTCATGGCCCGGCTGTGGAGTCCGGCGCTCAAAGACAACCCACTAGCGTTTGTGCTGTACCTGTTCCCCTGGGGGCGCAAGGGTACGCCGCTGGAACACTTTACTGGCCCGCGCAAATGGCAGCGCGAGGTGCTGCAAGATATTGCCGACCATATTAAGAAGAACAAGGGCGTTGTCGACTACTCGGTATTGCAAGAGGCAGTGTCCAGCGGACGGGGTATTGGTAAGTCTGCACTAGTAAGTTGGCTAACTATATGGATGACATCGACGCGAATTGGCTCGACAACCATTATCTCGGCCAACTCGGAAAACCAGTTACGCAGTATTACCTGGGCGGAGATAACTAAATGGCTGGCTATGGGACTAAACAGCCACTGGTTTGAGGTAAGTGCCACCCGAGTAGCCCCCGCAAAGTGGTTAACTGAGTTAGTCGAACGCGATCTGAAGAAGGGTACTAGGTATTGGGGCGTAGAAGGCAGGTTATGGTCTGCTGAGAACCCCGACGCCTATGCTGGTGTGCATAATTTTGACGGTGTGCTGGTGATTTTTGACGAGGCGAGTGGTATTGACGACTCAATTTGGTCGGTCACTGGTGGATTCTTCACGGAAAACACGCCGAATCGTTTTTGGCTGGCGTTTTCTAACCCACGGCGCAATACGGGGTACTTTTACGAGACTTTTCACTCAAAGCGGGACTTTTGGGCGACTAAGGTGGTGGATGCGCGGACGGTGGAGGGGACGGACAAGGCGGTTTATGAGCGGATTATTGCGGAGTACGGGCCGGACAGTGCCCAGGCGCACGTTGAGGTGTATGGTGAGTTCCCACGGGCGGGGGATGACCAGTTTATACCGTCGGACATTGTGGATGAGGCCATGAAAAGGCCAAAGTACAAGGATGGGACGGCCCCGATCATTATTGGCGTTGACCCGGCGCGGTTTGGGGCGGATGCGACTGTGATTGCGGTGCGGCAGGGGCGGGATATTGTGGCGATTAAGAAGTATAGAGGCGATGACACCATGACGGTAGTGGGACATATCATTGAGGCGATTGAGGAGTACAAACCGACGTTAGTCGTAATTGATGAGGGTGGGCTGGGGGCGGGGATTGTGGATAGGCTCAAGGAGCAGCGGTACAAGATCAAGGGGGTGAACTTTGGGAACAAGTCAAAAAACCCGATAATGTATGGAAATATGAGGGCGCAGATGTGGGGGGA